GTCCATGGCGCCGGCGGACTGCTCGTAGAAATTCGCCCGCTGTTCGTTGAAGGAGCGCCAGTCACCAGCACCGCCGCCAGCAACGGACTCGCCCAGGCGCTCGGCCGCATAGTCGGCGCCAAGCTGAGTGTAGATCGCGCCCACGATCGTGGCGTTGATCGCGGCCGTCTTTACCTCCGATTCCGAATAGCGCGACAGCATCTTCGACTTGACCAGCGTCGAGACCAGACGCGAAACACCACGCGTCTGGCCCGGCCGCTTCTTGTCGAAGACATGCAGAACCTTGGGGCGCTGCGCGAAGCCGAGGTCATCCCAGCGCGGGATACGCTCCCACGTCGCCGACTTACCGCGCGTGAAGACGTCCCCCGGATGCGCGCGGCGCACATGGTAGGCAATCGGCTCGCCGTCCTCGTCGCGCTCCACGCCGCCGGCAAGGCGATCGTCATCGAGCCGGTTGTGAGGATTGGAGAGCCGGTCGGCATCAATGACCTGCATCGCGGTCGCATATGCCCAGCCCGGCCGTTCCTTCCAGCGCATCACGCACAGGGCCTCTCCGGTCGTGACGAACTCGCGCGCGATCAGACCCATGATGCCGGCGAACGGCAACATGCGCTCCGCATCGCACCGGAAGGTCGGGTCTTCCGCATAGCCGCGCCACTTGGACTGGATCTGGCGACCGAGCTCTTGAGCCGCCTCCTCGCTGATCCCGAGCGCGAGCGCATCGGGCTTGGCATTGAGGCGGAACGTGCCTCCGACCAGCATGTCGACCTGCTTGTCGATACCGGACGAAACCCATCCCTCGTTCCGCTCCAGATCACGGATGCGCGCGACCGACGTGTCGCGCGCATCCAGCCACGACGCATCGGCAGAGGTGAGCGCCGGGTGCCAGCCCGAAAGCGCCTGCGACGGGCGGGCGCTCGCATAGGAATGCGATGCGGTGGCGCTCGCGCCGGTGGCATCGCCGGCCTTCACGCGAATACGGGGTTTGACGGTGACCATGTTAGCTCCCGAAACGCGGATAGATCGGGCCAAGGCCCGACGGCTGGCCCGTCAATCTCGAGAGCTGCAGGCGCAAGCGCGCCAGCTCCTGATTGATCTCCTCGAGCGAGCCGAGTTGATAGGTCACGCTCTGGCCTTCCGAGGAGGCGGAGACCCGCCCGCGACCAAGCAGCCGGGAGCGCTTCGCGGCCTCAAGGTCCGCGATCGCAGCTTCGATCTCTTCGCGTGTCATGGGTTACCTGTTGTTGAGCCGTGCCAGGGCATCGAGGCCGAAACGGTCTTCGACCTTTCGGGCAGGGCGCTCTGCCGGCTTGTCCTCGGTTGAAGGCGTCTCGTCGCCGTCTTCCCGGGCGTGCCGGACGACGGCAGGTGTCACGGTCGACGGAGCTTCCGGCCCGAACAGATCACGACCAGTCTGGACAAGGCCGTTGATATAGTCGGCGCGTTCTTGCCACTGCTCATCCCCCCACGCCCAAAGCCCGGCAAAGTGCGTCAGGGCCCAGGCGTAGACGCGGCAGTCAAGCCAGTGGTTGGGGCCGCGCGGTTTCCACATTCGCGTCGGCCCGCGCTTCGTCTTCTCCACCGCGACATACTCGGAGACCAGGTGGCGGAAGTAGTCATCCTCCGCGTTGGCCGGGAAGTGGCAGTAGCCAAGAGGCCAATCGGAACCACCTTCCTTCGGCAAGCGCGACAGGAGCGTCATGAGCGTGGACTTGATGCCCCAGCCACCCACAAGCCAAACGCGCGCGCCATACTTCTTGGCCTTGCCGGCCGACAACCCGGTCTTCTTGACCTCGGCATTTTGCGCTCGGTCAATCGGCAGGCGCGACCAACCGTCGACACCCTTGAGGTTCAGCGCGTTTGCCCGTCGCCGTGTCCAGGCATAGACCGCATCGGAGTGGTAACCGCAGTCCACCCCGATCAGGTCATCATGGAGCACCGCACCCGAGGCATGACGACATCCCTGATCGGCAACCTGGTCGAGCTTCGGCCAGGCCCCGTCATTGGCGACTGACGTATCGCCCGGCAGGAACCCGTGATCGATTGCCCAACTGCGCTTGTTCGGCCCCCAGCCGACCCGCTCCCAATAGATGCCGGTCTGCTGGATATCGGCGGTAAGCGTCACATAGAGCACTTCGGCGGGCGCCTGCCCCCGCTGCCAGTCTGCCTCGCGACGCGCCGCAAGCGTTTCCCAAGGAGGGGCATCGCCCTTGGCCTCGTAGGCATGACCGAGCGAGGTGTTCTGAAACGGCTTCAGCTTCTCGGGATCATCGCCCGCCTCGTCTTCAAGACGGGCAAGCTCGTCCCACATCTCGAAGGCAGCCATGAAGCCGGTGATATGATAGCCGGCCCGGGTCACCCCAAGAGCCCGATTGCGCCAGCGCTCGGCCTCCTCCACCGAAATGCAGGACAGCGGAACCTCGCCATTTTCGTCGGCGATCGTGGGAACCCACCGAGCTCCATTCTCCGCTGCCATGAACGCGCGCTTGTCGGCCTCGTAGTGCTCGGTCTTGCAGGAGGAGCAAACCACATGCGCACGATAGGGCGGCGACTTCTGACGCTGCACGTCAGACCAGTCCCAGTCATTCAGCATGCCGCAGCACTTGCACGCCATGTAGTAGCGGCGCTTGTCGCTGCGCTCATACTTCGCGTCGATGTTTTCTCCCTTGATCGTCGGCGTCGAAACATCGAGCGACTTCGACAGGCCGAACTTCTTGAAGGTCTTCAGCCGCTGTTCCGACAACCAGTCGGGATTGCCCTCCTTGTCCGCATTGTCCGTCCAGGCGGAGGTGTCGTCGCGCACCATGTACCTGATCGAATGCTGGCGAAGGGACGCGGCGGAATTGGCGCCACCAAACAGCAGGAAGCCCCCGCGAAACCGTAGCCGCTTCGACGTGGACCCCTTTCCAGATCGATCCTTGACCGGAAGCACCACGCCGCCCTTGTCCGGGTTCAGAACGTCGCTGGCCTCGATCGTCGCCGAAAGCTTCTCCTCCTTCCAGTCCATCGCGGCCTGAATGGTCGCCTGGATGTACATGGCCGGCCCGGCGGCCTTGTGCATGATGTAGCCGAGCCAGTTCTCCGCAAGAGCCGAGCCGCCGGATTGCGCGCTCTTGATGATCGCCACCTCCGGAATCGGATCATCCGGCGACAGGCGGTCCATGGGCTCGGTCAGGTAAGGCGCCGTGTCATTGCGCCACGGCCCCGGGACGGCCGAGTCCTCGGACACGATGCGATGCGCTTCCGCCCACTCGGACACCCGCATGTGCTGATCCGGGCGCAGCCCTTCCGCCGCAGCAACCGAGAGACCGGAAAGGTTCGCAGCGAGAAGCGCCTCGGAACGCGCCTCAATCTCCCTTGTCGCCATCATGATCAGCCTCGTCCATCACGACGGCTTCCGCCTCGGAGGCGCTGCCACTGTCTTCCTCGAGCTCACGGGCAACGCTGGCAAGAGCCCCCCGGATCTCTTCGGCCAGCATCACCCTGATTGCTCGTGCATCGGGCGCCGCTGCCAGACGCTCCGCACAGACAGCCGGCAAGCTCAGCATGCGGTCACGGATCCGGCGCGAAACATCGAAGAGCTTCGCGTCGGCCTGATCCTTCCGAACGAGATTGCCGATGCGCTCCAGGTAGTCGAGACGCGCATTCTCTGCATCGAAGGCCGCCTTGCGGGCTTTCGACGCGTTGTAGGTTCCACGGTTGTCTTGCGGTTCAAGCGGATCGGCCTCCTCGGCGCCAGAGGGCATGGAGTGAGGCGCGATGCGTTCGGGAAGGCGCGTGATCTGGGCGGGATTCCTCAGCGACTGCGCCGGGTCGGTCATGTCCCGGACGAGTCGGGTGTAAGCCGCCGCGTTTATCATCCGCGACCGGCCCTGCTGGCGCACCTGCAGGAGGCCGTCTGAGACATAGCGGGCAACGCGCTTTGACACCGCTTGCTTCGAGACGCCCGTCATGCGGGCCAACTCGACCATGGAGACCCAGACGTCCGCCTCAGGTGTGTCCAGCATGTCAACGCCCATGGTCAACCTCTGTCACCTTGAACCGTCAACCCGGTCAACCAAGTCAACCCTGCGAAAATCAGGTCCATCTGGCGAAGTCTTGCGCTGAGTTCGCCCGTATTGTGTTGAGCGCCAGGAAGGACCCGTCGGCATACGGGCACAAAAAAGCCCGGCTCGGGTGCGCCGGGCCGGGTGATGAAGCCAGAAGAACTTCAAGCAATAGGAAACCTTCGCGCCACTTCCGCAGATCCTGCGTCTTCAGTGGCTGGGCCCGCCTCCTAGGTCGCTCCCGGCATTGCCGAGGCCCTGAGGGATCAGACGAGTCATCCTGCCAGAATGATTATGCGCGCTTTCGAACGCTGTCAACGCCGACACGAACCTGACGCACGCCACCCAAGACTTCGACGTCCGCCATGAGGCGCCCCTTACGTGCCTCATACGCGCTTACAACCGTTTCAATTCCACTGAACGGGCCGGCAACAATCCGGATTCTGTCGCCAATCGCAAAGGACACCGGCGCGTGACGCCTGCCTGTCGCCGCCTCTCGTTCATAGTTGATCACTCGCCGCAAATCATCCGCAGGTACCTTCAGCGGCGCGCCATCCTCGGCGAACGACACCAATCCCTCGACCCCGTCGCATTCCCGCACAGCGGCCAGTGTCTGGCCGCGCGCCGTGTCGATCCCAGCGAAGATGTAACGGACGAACATCGGTCGCTCGACTTCGACCCGCTTCTTGCTGCGATAGTGCACGCGCACCTCCCTCAGCATCGGGCGATACCCCGCCACACCGAGGGCCCGGAGCCCGGCCAATGCCCGCGCCTCGCACTTTGGGTTGGCCCAGATCAGATACCAGTCCAGCGCATTGAGCGCCTGATGAGTGTGAAAGTCCGCCATCATCGCCGCCTCGCTCGCCATTGCCATTGCCTCGCCGCCTTGGTCCAAGTGGTCCATGTTGGTCCAGTCAAGAAAACAAGGGATATGGACCACATTCCGCTTGCTCTCTCAGTCGCTTAGCCTTTCGGCCCATGTGGTCCACGCGGCTTCCGCCCCGAGGGAGAACAGGCCAGAAGGGGTGAAAGCGCTTCCGCGCTCACGCGCGCGCGGGGCGCGATTTTGCGTGGACCAT